CTCGATTTAATCAAAACGCGAGAGAGATGAGAGGAAAATGACGGAGATGGCCGGAAATAACTACATCTTCGCCTACTACCAGCAAATTAAAAACGGGACGGTGCTGGTCGGCCGGTTCGTGGCCGCGTTATACGAATATCTGATCAAAGGACTTGAGGAAAAGTCCTTTTTTTATGACGCGAACAAGGCAAACCGCGCGATCGACTGGATCGAATCGCACTGTTTCCACACGGAAGGGCCGCTCGCGCCGGGTCCGCTGGTGCTGGAGCTCTGGCAGAAGGCGCTGATCGCGGCGATCTTCGGCATCGTGGACGAGAACGGGTTCCGGCAGTTCCGGGAGATCTTCCTGGTCGTCAGCCGGAAGCAGGGCAAGAGCATCCTGGCGTCTGCGATCGCGGACTACACGTTCCGGGTCGACGGCGGCTTCGGGACGCGGGTTTTCTGCATCGCTCCGAAGCTGGAGCAGGCGGACATCATCTACAACACGACCTGGGCGATGATCCAGCTGGATCCGGAGTACCAGCGTGAGAAAGAGATCTGCTCCGAGAAGGACGAGCACAACAAAAAGGTGAACGACGACTCGATGCTTCCGCGTCACCGGCAGAGCGATCTCGCGATCCCGGGCACGAACAGCACGGTGAAAAAGATCGCATTCTCGGCGAAGAAGAGCGACGGCTTCAACCCGTCCCTAACCATCTGCGACGAGGTCGCGAGCTGGGAAGGCGACAAGGGCCTGAAGCAGTACGAGGTCATGAAGTCGGCGATGGGTGCGCGTCCGGAGGGCCTGCTGCTCTCCTGCACGACGAGCGGCTACATCAACGACGGCATCTTCGACGAGCTGATGAAGAGGTCGACGCGGTTCCTGCTGGGCGACAGCAAGGAGCGGCGTCTGCTTCCAGTACTCTACATGATCGACGACGTCGACAAATGGAACGACATCAACGAGTTAAGGAAGAGCAACCCGAACCTGGGCGTCAGCGTCTCGGTCGACTACCTGCTGGAGGAGATCGCGATCGCGGAAGGATCGCTCTCGAAGCGGGCGGAGTTCCTGACGAAATACTGCAACATCAAACAAAACTCGTCCCTGGCGTGGCTGCCGGCGCAGGTGGTCGAACGTGCGAGCGGCGAACCGCTCCGGCTGGAAGACTTCCGGAACTCCTACGCGGTGGCCGGGATCGACCTGTCGCAGACGACAGACCTCACGGCTGCCACGCTTGTGATCGAGAAGAAGGGCGAGCTTTACACGTTCTGCCAGTTCTTCCTGCCGGGCGAGAAAATCGACGAGCTGGCGGCGCGTGATGGGATCCCGTATCAGGCGTACGTCCAGCGCGGTCTGTTGACGCCCAGCGGCGACAACTTTGTCGATTACCAGGACGTTTTCGCCTGGTTTAGATCACTTATCGAGCAATACCAGATCTACCCGCTGAAGGTCGGATACGACCGCTACTCGGCGCAGTACCTGGTTCAGGACATGAAGGCGTACGGCTTCCACATGGACGACGTCTTCCAGGGTGAAAACCTCTACCCGGTGATCCGCGAGACGGAGGGCCTGCTCGCGGACGGGAAGATCCACATCGGCGACAACGACCTACTGAAGATCCACCTGCTGAACGCGGCGGTCAAGATGAGCGCGGAGCGCGGCCGCGGGAAGCTGGTCAAGATAAATCCGAGCCTGCACATCGACGGATGCGCTGCACTGATCGACGCGATGACCGTCCGGCAGAAGTGGCACGCCGAGATCGGTGAGCAGCTCCGGAACGACTAAGGAGAATTATATGGGCCTTTTTGAAAAACTTTTTGGCAACCGGCCGAAGCCGATCGGCGTGATGCGCGGCGACTTCAAAATGCTGACCGGCTACGCGCCGCGGTTCACGTCCTACGAGGGCGGCCTGTACGAACAGGAGCTCGTGAGGGCGGCGATCGGAGCGAGGGCGACACACGTGTCGAAGCTCGCGGTCGAGATCACCGGAAGCGCGAAGCCGGCGCTGCAGAACAAGCTGAAGCACGGGCCGAACGAGTTCCAGACCTGGGGGCAGTTCCTGTACCGGCTGTCGACGATCCTGGACGTGCACAACACGGCGTTCATCCTGCCGATCTTCGACCGCTACGGCGAGATCAGCGGCATCTACTGCCCGCTGCCGTCGCAGTGCGAGATCGTGCAGTACAACCAGACGCCGTACCTGCGGTTCAGTTTCAGCTCCGGGCAGAAAGCCTCGATCGAGCTCGACAGCTGCGGGATCATGACGAAATACCAGTACCGGCACGACCTGCTCGGCGAATCGAACCGGGCGCTGTTCCCGACGATGGAGCTCATCCACATCCAGGATCAGGGCATCCAGGAAGGCGTGAAGAGCGCGGCGACCTACCGCTTCATGGCGCAGGCGAACAACTGGGCGAAGCCGGAAGACCTGAAGAACGAGCGGCTGCGGTTCAACGAGCAGAACTTCGGAGCTGACGCGAAGGGCGGCGGCCTCCTGCTGTTCCCGAACACGTACTCGAACATCCAGCAGATCCAGGCGAAGCCGTGGGTGGTCGACGCCGACCAGCTGGGTGCGATACGGGCGAACGTGTTCGAGTACTTCGGCATCAATGAGGACGTCCTGCAGAACAAAGCATACGGCGATGCCTGGGCGGCGTTCTACGAGGGCGCGATCGAGCCGTTCGCGATCCAGTTCAGCGACGTGCTGACGAAGATGCTGTTCACGCTGCGCGAGCAGTCGCAGGGCAACCGCGTGACGGCGACGGCGAACCGGCTGCAGTACATGTCGAACGCCGACAAGCTGCAGGTTTCCGCGCAGATGGCAGACCGCGGACTGATGACCAGGAACGAGATCCGGGAGATCTGGAACCTGGCGCCGCTTCCGGAGCCGTACGGCGACCAGCTTCCGATCCGCGGCGAATATTACAACGTAAACGAACCGGCGGCGGAAGAGCCGACGGAGGAAGGAGCCGAAAATGGCGACGAATAAAACCATCGAAGAAAAGATCGCAGAGGGCCGTCAGTACCGCTCGATCGACCTGACCGAGTTCGAGAGCTATGGGGAAGATATCGGGCTGATGATCGTCGAAGGGTATGCGACCACGTTCAACGAGCCGTACGTACTCTGGCACGATGACGACTTCACGTTCCGCGAGCAGGTTGACCCGGCGGCGTTCGAGGCGGCCGACATGAGCGACGTGATCATGCAGTACGACCACGCCGGCCGCGTTTTCGCGCGGATCTCGAACTACACGCTGGAAGTCACGCCGGACGAGCACGGGCTCCGGATCCGGGCGAAGCTCGGCGGCACCGAGATCGGCCGTCAGCTCTACGAAGAGATCAAAGGCGGCTACACCAACAAGATGAGCTTCGGTTTCACCGTCGAGGAAGACCGGCTCGACCGTGAGGACAAGGAAGTCCTCCGGACGATCACGAAGATCGGAAAACTATACGACGTCTCCGCGGTTAGCTTACCTGCTAACGACGCGACGACCATATCTGCCAGAAGCTACTGCGAGGGAGTCATCGCAGAGATCCGCGAGGAGCTCGCGAAGCGCGAAGAAGAAGAGCGCAAACGGCAGGAGAAAATCAAACGCTTGAAACTGTTAACAGAACTGTAAGGAGCACCAAATGGAATTTGAAAAAATGACCATCGAAGAGCTCGAAGCGAGACGCGCGGAAATCGCGCAGCTGGCCGAGACGGAAGGCGTCGACCTCGACGCGCTGACGGAAGAGGCCCGCGGCATCAAAGCCGAGCTCGAGAACAGAAAGAACGCGGAAGCGGCGAGAGCCGAGATCCGCAAAGCCGTGGCCGACGGCGAAGGCGTCGTCGTCCGCACCTTTATCGAAGAAAAAGGAGAAAAAACTACCATGACCATCGAAGAACTCAGATCCAGCAAAGAATACCTGGAAGCCTGGAAGAAAGACATGATCAACAACAACGACAAAGAGTGCAGAACGCTCCTGTCCGTCAACGAACTGACGACTCCGGGCACCGTTCCCGTCCCGACCTATGTCGAAGGCGCGATCCGCACCGCTTGGGAGAAGCTCGGCCTGATGAACCTGGTTCGCAAGACCTACATCCCGGGCAACCTGAACATTGGCTTCGAGATCTCCGGATCCGACGCTGTCGTCCATGCTGAAGGCGACGAAGCTCCGGACGAAGAGACCCTGACGCTCGGCATCGCCGCTCTCATTCCCCAGTCGATCAAGAAATTCATTACGATCAGTGATGAAGCAGCCGACCTCAACGGCACCATTGTCGACTACGTATATGATGAGCTGACCTACAGAATCGCGAAGAAGGCCCAGGAAGTCCTGCTTGCCATCATCGCGGCTGCTCCGACGACCGCGACCAGCTCTGCTGCTTCCGTCGCTGAAGTCGAATCCGACGGCACCGACCTGCTTTCCATCGTGGCCGAGTGCATCGCGCAGCTGTCTGACGAAGCGAACGATCCTGTCATCGTCATGAACAAGCTGACCTACGCTGACTTCATCGCCGCCAGAAATGGCGCTGACTATGCTGTGGATCCGTTCATGGGTCTGCCGGTATACTTCGACTCGACCCTCGGAGAGATCGGCAACGCTGACGGCGATCCGTGGCTCATCGTCGGCGACTTCGGCGTCGGCGCTCATGCCAACTTCCCGAACGGCGACATGGTCACCATCAAGTACGACGACCTCTCCCTGGCCGAAGCCGATCTCGTGAAGATCGTCGGCCGTGAGTTCGTCGGCATGAACGTCGTCCGCTGCGGCGCGTTCGCGCGTGTCGTGCCGTCGACCGAATCCGAGTAGTCTATCGTAGTGAAAACGGGAGAGGGGCTGCCTTCTCCCGTTTCCTGTAAAGGAGGCAGTCATGGAATCAATGCTTGAGAGCACAAAGCTCGCGCTGCGGATCACGACTGACGCCTTCGACAGCGAACTCGAAGACCTGATCGAAGCCGGCCTCATGGATCTCGGCATCGCCGGCGTGATCGCCGACGACGTGGACGATCCGCTGGTAAAGCGTGCAGTGATCACTTACGTGAAGCTGCACTTCGGAGAGCCCGACGCCTACGACCGGCTGCGTGAAAGCTACGAGGCCCAGAAGGGCCAGCTGCAGATCGCGACCGGCTACACCGACTGGCTGGGGGTGGACGAATAATGGACAGATCCCAGGTGATCACGCTGATCGGAGAGCAGATGATGCAGGACGACCTGCTGGTCTGGCACTCGGTTCCGACCTCGCGCCGGGTCTACTGCCAGGTGGACAGCGTCACGCAGTCTGAGTTTTTCGAGGGCGGCCGCAACGGCCTCAACCCGGAGTTCCGATTCACGATGTTCGGTCCTGACTACCAGGGCGAGCGCACGGTCGTGTATAACGGCCTGGCTTACGCGGTATACCGCACCTACCAGCAGCGGACGGACGAGATCGAGCTCTACTGCGAGCGGAAAGGCGGCACCAATGGCGTCAATGAAAGTCACTCCGAATAACCTCGGGGAAGCGATCGCGCAGGTGCTCGAGGAGTACGGCGACGAAGTCACGAAGAACATGGACGAAGTGACGAAAGCGGTCGGCAAGGTCGGCGTGAAAGCGCTGAAGAGCGCGTCGAACATCTTCGGCGGATCCGGCAAATACCGGAAAAGCTGGACGTCCAAACTCGAGAAGGAGCGGTACGGGTCAACGGTGATCCTATACAGCACCGTCCCCGGACTTCCGCACCTTCTGGAGAACGGACACGCGAACCGCGGAGGCGGACGCACACCAGGCCGGACGCACATCGCGCCGGTTGAGGAAGAACTCATCAAAGAATTCGAGGAGCAGATCAGAAAGGCGGTGAGCTCATGACCTATCAACAGATCGCGGACATGATCAACTCGATCGGAATCCCGGCGAGCTATTTCTCGTTCGCAAACGATACCGGTCAGCAGCCGCCGTTCATCTGCTACTACTTCGACGCATCTGACGGCTTCGCTGCCGACGATCAGATCTACGCGGAAGAAACGGAGCTCACGATCGAGCTCTACACAGAAACAAAAGATTTTTACCTGGAGCAGGCGGTCAAGAGCGCGCTCAACGCCGCCGGCCTCCCCTGGAGCCGAACCGAAGCATGGATAAGCACCGAGCGGATGTTCCAGGTGACGTTTACCACCTCGGTCATCGTCGAGGAATACGCTGACGAGTCCGAGTAATCAGAAGGAGTTAAAAATGGCAGAAAACAAAGTCAAGTTTGGTCTTCAAAAGTGCTATTACTCGAAGATCACGTTCGACGCGAACAACGACATCGTTTACGGGACTCCTGTTGCTTTCCCGGGCGCTGTCAACCTCAGCCTCGACGCACAGGGCAACGATGTCGAAAACTTTTACGCTGACGACATCATCTACTACGCGGTACCGGGCGGCAACGGCGGTTACCAGGGCGACTTCGAGGTCGCTCGCGTGATCGACGACTTCCACAAGGACATCCTCGGCGAGATCGTGGACGACAACGGCATGCTGGTCGAAGACGCGACCGCGCAGCCGGCTCCGTTCGCTCTCATGTGCCAGTTCGCAGGCGACAAGCAGAACACGAGACACGTGCTTTACTACTGCACCTGCAACCGCCCGGCGTTCGGCAGCCAGACGAAGGAATCGACCGCGACTCCGAGAACCGAGACCCTGACCATCACGGCGATCCCGGCGACCATCAGCGGCGGTTCCTACATCAAGGCGAAAGCCGGCGAAGACGCGGCCAACTACGAGAACTGGTACAGCGCAGTCCAGACCCCGTCCATCGCGAGTTCGTAGCCTGAAGAGGCAAGGAGGATATTATGGCGACTACTATCACGAGGGAGATCGGCGGCGTCGAGGTCACCTTCCGGTGCTCGGCGCTTACGCCCGTATTATACCGTTCAGAGTTTAAGCGGGATCTGTTCCGCGATCTGACCAGCTTCCAGTCCGCCGACAAGGGGCTCCCTGACGGAGCGATGGAAGCGATGCTCGGCATGGCATACACCTGCGCGAAGCAGGCGGATCCTGGAATCGAACCGTTCACAGACTGGCTCGACCAGTTCGGGCTGCTGGAAGCGGCGGAAGTCGCGAATACGGTCGCGGCGCTTATCAACGGCGACGAGGGCACGCTCTCGACAGCAAAAAAAAAGAAGAGGCAACCGACCGTGAAATGACGGCGGCCCTCTTCATCTTAAGGGCAAAGGAGGCCGGTTTCACGTTCGACGAACTCGATCGGACGGAGATCGGCCTCGTGTTCGATGCGATGATCGAACGCGGAAACGACAGCGCGGAATACAACCGCATCGCAACGCAGGAAGACTTCGACAACTTCTAAAGGAGAAGGCATGGCAAGCGGCAAAATAAGGGGCATAACGATCGAACTGACGGGCGACACTAAAGGGCTCGTCAAGTCGTTAAACAGCGCGAATAAGAGCGTCAAGGACATCTCGAAGAGTCTGAAGGACGTCGATAAGCTGCTCGAAATGGATCCCGGCAACGTCGACCTGATCCGGCAGAAGCAGAAACTGCTCGCGGAACAGACCGATGCGCTGAAGGAGAAGCTGAAGACCGCAGAAGAGGCGATGCAGGGCTTCGCCGAAGCGGGTGACAGCGAGGACAACATCAAAGCGCAGGAAGCGCTGACGCGCGAGATCGCGGAAACGCAGCAGCAGATCAAGGAAGCGGAGAAGGCGGAGCGCGAGTTCGCGGCGCAGGTCGACAAGGCGGCAGACGCCGAGAAGGACGGCGAGAAGAACGCGACCTCGTGGACTGAGAACTTCAAGAACGGACTGTCGGCTGTATCCGGCAAGCTGAGCGAGATCGGCGGCAAGCTGAAGGACGTCGGGAAGGAACTCTCGGCGAAGGTCACGGCCCCGATCGTCGCACTCGGCACCGCGTCCATCGCGGCGTTCAAAGAGGTCGATGCCGGCTACGACATCATCATCAAGAAGACGGGAGCCACCGGCGAAGCCTTCGAGGAGATGAAGGGCATCTTCGACCAGATCGCGACGGAAGTGCCGGCCTCGATGGAAGACATCGGTGTAGCTATCGGCGAAGTATCTACCAGGTTTGACGTAACCGGAGATACACTTGAAGATCTGTCTGCGAAGTTCCTCAAGTTCGCGCAAATAAACGGAACCGACGTCGAGAACGCCGTCGACCGCACACAGAAAGCGCTGGCGGCCTATGGGCTCGGCGCTGAGAGCGCTGGCGACTACCTCGACGTCATGAACAAGGTCGCGCAGAACACCGGCGTCAGCGTAGACAAGCTGGCAGAAGGCATCATCTCAAACGGCGCAGCGTTCCAGGAACTGGGTCTCGACATCAACCAGGCGACCGTCGTCATGGGCCAGCTTGAGAAGTCAGGCGCCAACTCCGAGACAGTCCTGAACGGCATGAGGAAGGCGTTGAAGAGCGCCGCGAAAGAAGGAATCCCGCTCGACCAGGCGCTGGAAGACTTGCAGAACACGATCGAGAACGGGACGGAAGGCATGGACGGCCTGACGGCTGCCTACGAACTGTTCGGCAAGTCCGGCGACCAGATCTACGCCGCGGTCAAGAGCGGAACGCTCGACTTCCGTGAATTTAAGAACGCGACGATAGATGCCGGCGGCTCGGTCGAGGACACGTTCCTCGCGACGCTGGATCCGATGGACCAGTTCACGCTGGCACTCCAGGAGCTGAAGCTGATCGGCGCGGAAATCGGCGCGACCATCGGCACGGTGATCCAGCCGGTGCTCGAAGCGCTGCGTGAGAAGCTCGGCGAGATCAAAGCGTGGTGGGACTCGCTCTCTCCGGAGACGCAGGACATGATCGTCAAGATCGCCATGATCGCGGCGGCCATCGGTCCGCTGCTCATGCTGCTCGGGTCTCTTGCGACAGCAGTCGCGGCACTGATCTCCCCGGTCGGCCTCGTGATCGCGGCCATCGCGGCGGTGATCGCGATCGGCATCCTGCTCTATAAGCATTGGGACGAGCTGAAGGAATGGGCGGCCCAAACGTGGGAGAACATCAAGAAGAAGGTCACCGAGATCGTCGACAACATCAAGACCGCGCTCAAAGAGAAATGGGACGCGATTAAGCAGAACATCTCCGACACGATCGAGAACATCAAGACCGCGATCCGCGATAAGTGGGAAGCGATAAAGACCACCGTCTCCGAGAAGGTCGAAGACATCAAAGAGAAGATCAAGGAGAAGTGGGAAGAAGCGAAGCAGGCCGTCAAGGACAAGATCGACGGGATCAAGTCTGACATCAAGACCAAGTGGGAAGAGATCAAGACGACCATCGGCAACGCGGCACAGGGAGTTCTCGACAAGATCCTCAAACCGTTCAAGGACGCGAAGCAGAAGATCGACGAGATCGTCCAGTCCATCAAGAACCTCTTCCCGATCAACATCTCCAACATCTTAAGCAATATCAAGCTGCCGCACTTCCGGCTCGTCGGTTCGCTGAACCCGACCAAGTGGGTGACGGACGGACTGCCGCATATCGAGGTCGACTGGTACCGAAAGGCCATGCAGAACGGAATGATCCTCGACCATCCCACGATCTTCGGCATGATGAACGGAAACCTGCTCGGAGGCGGCGAAGCAGGACGTGAGGCCATCGTCGGCGTCAACAGCCTGCAGAGCATGATCCAGCAGGCGGTCGCGATGCAGATCAGCCCGGAGATGATCTACGAAGCTGTGAGACGTGGCGCGAGTGATGCCACGATCAAGTCCTACATGGACGGCAAAGAAGTCACGGCCCGCGTCAACCAGGTCAACGCCATCACGGCCGGCGCGAAAGCCAGATCGCAGGGGAGTTACTAATGTTTGACATCATCTACAACGGGCACACGGCCCGCGAGTTCGGAGTCGCCATCACGACGAGGCCGAGTATACCGGCGCCGGAAAAGCGCGGCGAGTGGGTCGAAGTCGGCGGCCGGAGCGGTTCGATCCTGGTCACAGACGACACCTACGAGAACATCGAGATCGAGATCGCGATGAACTTCATCGCGCCGCGTGACCGCATCAACCAGCAGTTCCGGCGCGTGAAGCAATGGATCCAGGGCGTGGAACACGACGTAGCAGAAGGGATCAATGAACTCCGGTTCAGCGATGACCGCGGCGTCTTCTATAAGGTTAAATACGCTCAAGTGACAGAGTTCGCGCGGCGTACCTGGCGAGGGGCCGACCTGGTAGCAACTTTCGTCTGTGACCCGTACACATACCTGGAAGAAGGTCTTAACGAGATCACGATGACGGCCGCAAAGTCGAACCCTGGAGTTAATTGCTGCCCGATCTACCACATTACCGGCGGAAACAACACAGCAGGAGTGCTGACGGTCAACAGCAACACGTTCAACTTCACAGGAAAGACCGCCGGCATTTACCTGGACACCGAAAACGGGAGGGCTTACACGGCTGCAGGCGTAAAACTTGACGATACTGTCTTCGGCGACTACTCGGAAATTCAGCTGCGCCACGGAGACAATACGATCTCAGTTTCTCCAGGTGCTACGTTCACGGTCAAAGTGATCCCGAACTGGAGGGTGATCTAAATGATCATGGCATACAACATCGCCGACCAGATCACGATGAACTCGACGCTGCCATCGGCGACTCCGATCAACTATAACGGCGTGACGCTGCATCCGTCATTATGCACAGTTCGGGCGGAGCTCAACGGCGCCTGGACTCTTTCGATCGAGCATCCGATCGACAATGACGGGCTTTTCCGTTACGTCGAAGTTAATACTGTCCTGTCTGTCCCGTCCTTCAACGGGCAGCAGCTCTTCCGCATCAAGCAGCGCGAGAAGAATGACGACGGAGTTAAGGCGACCGCGGATCCGATCTTCTTCGACTCCAAGAACAACCTGTTTTTGGAGGCTACGAGGATCACGAACAAGAACGGCCAGAACGCCCTGAACGCCATCCTGAGCGGATCAAACTACTCGGCAGTGTCAGACATAACCTACACGGCCTCCGCTTACTACGTTCGGAAAAACGCGATGGAAGCGATCTCAGGGAACGACGACAGCAGCTTCCTGAACCGCTGGGGCGGAGAAATCGAATACGACAATTATACGATCAAAGTGATGAATCAGATCGGCGATTCACGCGGGCTCTCGATCCAGTACGGTTCAAACCTCGAAACCGGTGCGCTTGAGGAGTCCTTCGACGTCACGAAGCTCTGCACCAGGATCTACCCGACCGGGTACAAGGGCAGAACGCCGGACGGTTATTCCTATGTTGACAGCCCGATTCTCGCGTCATATCCGATCGTATACGCGCAGACGATCCAGTTCCCGAACATCGCGCTGCTCTCAGACCTAGATCCTGGGCAGGACACCGACGGCATGATCATCTGCCCGGATCAGACGGAATTTGACAACGAGCTCGATAACGCCTGCGATGCTTATTTCAGGGACACGTACTGCAGCGCGGCGATTTACAGCATCGACTGCCGGGTGACAGATCTTGAAGCGATCTCGAGAGCAGCTGGCATATCGGAAATCCCGGTTTCCCTTGGCGACTACGTGGACGTTATTGATTCAAGGCTTGAATTCAGTGGTACCGTCAGGATCACGGAAATCGAGTGGGACTGCATCCACGACAGAGCAGAATCACTAAGGCTGACGGCGCAGGTCCCCGCGATCCCGTCGTTCCCGTCGTAAAGGAGGCAAAATATGAGCCATTTTATCAACCTGAGAATAAACACGTTCGAGCCGACAAGAATCGACGTCGTCCAGGGATCACAGGGTCCTGAATTTGTATTCATGATAGAAGACATCACGGTGCCTGGCGCCGGCGCGACGCTTTACATCAAGGATCCGTTCGGAATCGTGAACAATTATACCTGTACAAAACACGCATCCCTTAACGCGGTAAAGTTTAAGCCTGATCAGGATACGTTCATGGTCCCAGGGAAATATGCCGGATCACTCGAGATCGATAACAGCGGTTATGTCTACACATTCCCTGTATTTTTTACGGCTTTGTTAAATCCTGGCACTTGCAACTGGAAGCACGTAGTTCCGGCAGGAACGCTTGCCCCAGGTGGAACGATCTCATTCAGCACGGACTCGCTTATTCCGTACGGCCCGAAGATCGTTATGCACAGCGATATTGGGGCAGCTTATATTGCCGACGAAAGCATCCGTTATTATCCGGACTCTTCTGATGGTCCTCTCGAAATCTCTTTTGACGTAGGCAATGATCCGGAAGTGGTAATCACAAACATTTCCGGAAACACGATCGGCTTCCCGGATCTTATTTTCAACTTGTACGCGGATGCGTTGATCAGCTTTACGACTGCAGACGAAAGGTATGTTCCTGATGAATACCGGCCGAGCGGCTACTTCGACGGAACTGGAGTCGGCGTTGCCAAAGTTATCAACGGCGGCACGGTGTCGCAGGCTTCCGGGACGTCCTGGAAGACGGTGCAGAGGTTCTCGGTTAATCCAGGCGCGTGGGTCGTCACGGCTTCGTGCGCGTTCGCGTCCAATGCAACCGGGCGCCGTGCGCTTTGCATATCCAACACAGAGGACGGCAATATGATGGGCTACAACGTGTTTGATTCCAAGAACGCTGTCGACGGTTCGACGACCGGCCTGCAGTGCGTGTTTTTCCTGAACCTGCAGACGGCGACGGACTTCTACCTGAACGTCTACCAGAACTCCGGCGGCGCGCTTAACTGTTATCCTCGCGTTCACATGATCAAGATCGCATAAGGAGGCGTAAACGATGAACAACTTACAGAATCCGAAGTGGTGGCTGGCGGCCGGCACGCGGACGATCAAGACGTTCGCGGAGGCCATGATCGGCATGATCACCGTCGGCCAGGCGTTTGGCGAGATCAACTGGCTGCACGCGGTCAGCGTCTCCGGAGTCGCCGCGCTCGTGGCGTTCCTGACCTGCCTCGCCGGGCTTCCGGAGGTCGAAGGTTGAGCCCGGCCTGGACGGCCTTCTGCGCTGCCTTCCCCGGCGCGATCATCTCGATCGTGGTCGGCGTACTGGTGGCCCGCATGAACAAGAAGCTCGATCGACGAGAGCGCGAGAAGGACGAAAAGGACGAGGCCGCCGCGAAAAACGCCGCGATGATAATCGAGCTCATCATGGCATCTTTGTCGCTCTCAGAGGCGACTGCAGAGGCCGTGCAGAGGATCCCCGACACACACTGCAACGGGGACATGCACGAAGCGCTCGACGAAGCGCGGCAAGTCAAAAAGAAGTACCGCCAGTTTGAAACAGAGCAGGCCGCGAAGGCCATGCAAAGGAGTTAATCATGGCAATTATTCAGGGAACAAACGCGCCGATCGAGCTCCAGTTCGACCAGGATCTCTCGCAGGTCACGGCGCTCGCGGTCTCCGCGTGGTCGCTCGCCGGGCGGCTGGTCAAGGAGTGGTCGCTCGACGACGTCGCTGTCGAAGGCCAGACCGTCTACTGCCCGCTGACCGAAGCGGAATCGGCGAAGCTGCCGTCCGCCGGCATGGCGATCGAAGCGAAGGGTCTGAACGAAGACGGCGAGACCGTTTTCTGGGAGCGAATCAAGACGAAGGTCACGCGCCGGTATGACCGCGTTATCTATCTCATGGAGGAGTCGCAGTAATGGCAGCAGAAGGACGCATGAAAGAGATCACGGCATCAGGCGTCCGCGTCGTCAAGATCGGATCCGGGCAGGGCGCCGGCACCATGAAGCAGACCGGCTCCGGCGGCGGATCCGCGGTTCCTACCTATCACGGCGAGACGACCTTCACGCCGTCCCAGAATCAGCAGATCGTTCAGGTGAGCGGCTATCGGATGGCAGACGACATCACGATCGAGCCGATCCCTTCAAACTACGGACTCGTCACATGGAACGGGGCCGTTTTAACGGTTTCATAAGGAGAAGAACATCATGGCAAATCCCTCAGTAACTATCAACGGCGTAACTTATTCAGCTGTCCCGGAAGTCGACATCCCGAAGCAGGGCGGCGGCACCGCCAAGTTCTACTACACGGGCGACGCGGACGCCGCGAGCGCTGACCTGCTGACCGGCAAGACCGCGTTCAGCTCGACCGGCTCCATCTCCGGCGGCATGACCAACAACGGCGCGACCGGCGGCACGATCTCGACGAAGGCCGGCACGGTCACGATCCCCGCTGGCTATACGTCCGGCGGTTCGGTCAAGATCAGCGACACCGAGCAGGCGAAGATCATCGCCAGCAACATCAAGAGCGGCGTCACGATCCTCGGTCAGGCCGGTTCGCTTGCGCTCCCTTCGATCAGCCAGGACAGCGGCACGAAGATCCTCTCGATCAGTTAGGAGGTGATCTGCATGGCGCAGAATATCACACTCCTGGGCGCCAGCTACAATGCAGTCCCGGCGGTCACGCTGCCGAAGACCGGCGGCGGCACTGCGCGCTTCGACGACGCGACTGTCACGACGGCATCTGCCGGCGACGTCCTGAGCTCGAAGGTCTTCCTCGCGGCGAACGGGACGATCACGAACGGCAGCCTGGTCGTGCAGAACTACTACACCGGATCCGGCACGCCGTCGTCCTCGCTCGGGAATGACGGCGATCTTTATCTGCAGGCATAGGTGGCAGTATGGCAACGATCAAACTGACACCGTCCACGCTGGCGAACTCAAACTCGCAGCTGACGGTCACAAACTCCAGCAACGCGCTGACCGACTGCAGCTCGACCAACTACGCGACCATCACCAACACCAACAACTCGACGTCGAACCGCTACATCTACCTCCGCGGCTTCAACTTCAACGACGTCCCGTCCGGAGCAACGGTCAACTCGTTCAAGATCCGGATCAAAGGCTATTACACCAGCGGCTACTCGCAGGCGATGTCCGTCTGCAACGGCACGACGGCGATCTCCGGCCCGAGTGCGACGTCGTTCACCACGTCCGTGCAGACCAGGGAGTTCTCGAACGGATCGCTGACCTGGGACACCATGAAGGGCTACGGTTCCGACTTCGGGATCCGCGTGAACTGCCGGAGGAGCAGCCGGAACCAGCAGGCTACGTATTACATCTACGGCGCCGAGATCGAGGTCGACTATTCAACCGGGCCGATCTCGGTCACGGGCGTCTCGCTCGACCAGAGCAGCGCGAACGTCGACCTGGGCGACACGCTGCAGCTGACCGAAACGGTCACGCCGGCGAATGCGACGGATAAGTCCGTCACCTGGAGCTCCAGCAACACTTCGGTCGCAACGGTGAACAGCAGCGGGCTCGTCACGGCGGTCTCCGTCGGGAACGCGACCATCACCGTCACGACGACCGACGGCGGCTTCACGGACACCTGCGCGGTCACGGTCTCTCCGGTCACCTACGTCGACTATGTTCAGACAGACACGCTGGTGGAAGGGAAGGAGTACATCATCGCGGACGGGAACTCCGGCTCGGTGCACGTGCTGACGAACCAGTCCGGCGGCTCCGCGATCCTGCAGGGCATCACCGCGACGGCATCGAGCGGCCGGATCTCGCTCTCGTCCGGGAACGCGGCGAAGGCGAAGTTCACGGTGGAGCTCGAAACGACAGGCGACACCGGCACGACGCTCCTGAAGGACGCAAACAACAAATACCTCTACACCGACTCGTCCAACCACCTGCGGGTGGACACCTGGACGAGCTCGATGGCATCGAAGCACTGGCACTATAAAGGCGAGTCGAAGCACCTGCTCTGGTTCTTCAAGGACACGGCAGGAAACGACGGCTACACCGACACGTCATCGACTTACAAGTACTACCTCGAAGTGAGCGGCGGAAACTTCACGGATAACCACGTGACCTCGCCGTCACTCGCGGACACGACCACGCCGGCCATGTACATCTTCCAAAAGGACGAAGGCGGCGGCAGCGAGAAGATGTACGTCAAGGAGAACGGGTCGTGGCAGGAGTACTCGAAGGTCTACAAAAAAATCAACGGATCGTGGGTCGAACAGCCGAGCAGTGCGTGGTCGACCTTATTTGACGGCGGTACGAACTATCGCAAGATGAATTAAAAGGAGGCCAAACATGGCAATAATGAGACCAACAAACAGAGAAGAGAAACTGCTGGCGAAGATCGCGGGCGAAAGCTACGAAGTCGAACCACGCAACGCCGAGGAGTACTGGCTGAACAAGATCGCCGAGAGCAGAGGCGGCGGTGGCGGCGGCGGGGGTGGCACCGGCTTCGAGAAGCTCGAATACACCGTCAGCGAAGGAACGGCTACGCTTCAGGCGACCTTTGCAGAACTTACCGCTATGGTAGCGGCTGGAACGATCCCGTATATCCTTAAGGTCACCGATTACGGCGGCGGGTATGTGGAAACTTATATCCTGTTCCTGTACGGGCTGAATGACGCAGCAGACGAGGGGAAAACGGCGTACTTTGGCTTTGGCAGCATTGATACTTACTTTGAGGCCGCAGACGCGAACACGAATATGACTAAGGACAACTGGTCGTAAGGAGTAAGCCATGAGCAACAGCCCTCTTGTAACCTACACTAAGATCTCGCCGAACCAGTCCTCCAGGCTCGGGTGTAAGATCGACCGGATCACGATCCACCACATGGCCGGGATCCTCGACGTCGAGACCGTCGGCCGGATCTTCTCAAGCGGCGAACGGGAAGCGTCCAGCAACTACGCGATCGACAACAGCCTCCGCGTCGGCATGTACGTGGAGGAATATGCACGCAGCTGGGCGTCCTCCAACGGCGACAACGACCGCCGGGCGGTGACGATCGAACTAGCGAACGATACCGTCGGCCCGGAATGGCACGTCTCTGACGCCGTTATCGACCGCTGCATCGAGCTCTGCGTCGATGTATGCCAGCGGAACGGGATCAAGGCGCTGAACTACACCGGCGACCTGTCCGGCAATTTGACGAAGCACTGCTGGTTCGCCGCGACGGCCTGTCCGGGCCCGTATCTCGGGCCGAAGTTCCCGTACATCGCCGAGCAGGTCAACAAGCGGCTCTCCGGCGCTGAACCGATACCGCCGGAGCCGGTTCCCAGCTTCACGCCGCTCGATGAGGACGGCATCTTCGGGCCGCTCTCCACGATGGCGCTGCAGAAGTTCCTCGGCACCGTAGAAGACGGGGAGATCTCCGGTCAGGTGTACAGTTTACGCAAGTACTGGCCGGCATTAACCACCTGCGCATACGATGACGAGGACGGTTCGCTCTGTATCGAGACCTTCCAGAAGTACCTGACGAAGCGAGGCTTTGCCTGCGAGGCGGACGGGTATCTGGGCCCGGAGACGATCAAGACGATCCGCACCTGGCTGAAGAAGCAGCAGCAGTTCAGCATCACGATCGGCAATACCTTCGACCAGACGACAGCCTGGTGCCTCCAGCACTTCCTGAACATCGTGCTGGCAACTAAATAATGGAAGCGCCGCGCCCTCCCGAGCGCGCTTCAATATCCTCCACACCGGCAGGGCAGACGCTCTGCCGGATATTTTTTTATTTTTTGTCTATGAACGTAGACAAAATCGGCGCCGGTTTGTGGTATAATATTCGGCCTCGATCGAGTCCCGTTTATCGGACTTTAGGGTGCCGTGTCGGGTGCCGTGCCAAATATCCGTATTTTTCCCTATTTTTCCGTGTCAGGACAAAACAAAACCGCTGATCTCAAGACCTGTAAGCCTTGAAAATCAGCGGTTTTTCAATGGAGCTCCCGGCCGGATTCGAACCGGCGACCTGCGCGTTACGAATGCGACAGTAAATCGCTAATTTGCAATACTTTGCGGCTCGGGTGCCGTGTCGGGTGCCGTTTTTCCGGCATAAAGCCGGTCAATCGCAAGGCCGAGATCCTCATCGTCAACGTGGGTGTAGACGTTCGCCGTCAGCTGGATCGTGGAGTGCCCCATCAGCTTCTGCGCCGTCCGGATGTCCACGCCGGCCTTCGCCAGCCGCGTGCAGTAATCGTGCCGGAGGCAGTACGGCGTCAGGTCTTTCGGGATCACCGGCTCGACGATGTGGCTTCTGTACATCTCGGCGCCGGCTTCCTTGTTCATCCAGTACACCAGACCGCGCCACAGGCGCCCGCGGTTCTCATCGTTCGTCGTATGTCCGGAAGGATAAACGGCGATCTTTTCATTTTTTGGCGTTCCCTTGATCAGTGCGAACAGTTCGTCCGGAACCGGCACGAAACGATCCGCGGAGGCCGTCTTCGTTCCG